TTTGTTTGATGTTGTTATGTATACATCTGCATCTGGAAATTGGGCTTGCAAATGCCTGTACACTTCCGCATGGTGCGGTAGCATAGGTTGAAATCTTCCTGGATATAAAACTATTGTTTTCATGTAACTATTTATCAGAAAGGCCGCCAAACACTTAGCTCACCAATCTCTATGTGTTGGGGTAGATTAACAGCATAAGCAATAACATCTGCACATTCTTCTGGAGTAAGCATATTAACACTTTGGTCTACATGAGCTGTCATTTCTGTTCTCACATATCCTGGATTAATATTAATCATTCTGCATTTACGTTCTTTGTCCGAGAACATTAATAGGAATGCTTGGTGATATAATGCCGCCTTCATTGCTGAGTAACCAGTATCGTTGCCACTTAACCCAGGATACTTGCTTAGACTGACCATGTTAACAATAGTTTTAGTCTCATCATATTTCCATAGTTCCCAAAACCTATTAAGTAATGTCATTTGAGCTATGCCATGGAATGCATTATTAACAAATACATCTGATTTTTTTGATGCTCTCACAATCATTTCAACACTGGTAGTGATATCATAACCGTTATCTTTGCTGAATCCTTGTACTTCGTTATCAGGGTTGCTTGCAAAGTTGTCATGCAATGCTTTGCCTATTCCCCTAGTGTGACCCGTTATTGCTATTTTCATATCTTACTCCTACTATGTGATATCGATCTGTGTGTCCGTAGTTAACTGCGGTATGACACCCGGTAGTGTTTACTTCGTAAGCATACCCAGTGTTGAGGTGATAATGTGTCACTGATGTTGACTTACTATCTTGTGGATAATCGTCATAGAAACACAGATAACAGTCGTTATTTGTTACTACAGGAATATGTAATCTTAAATTTGATTTATCAACGAGCCCATCAATATGTACACTATAAGTTTGCTTGCCTTGTATTTTTAGCAAACGCCATCTATAAAATTTAGAAAATTGTTTGATATATTTTTCTATTAGTGTACCGTGCAAACCTTTATTAATTTCTGAATAATATAGCTCAGGATGATCTAGGTCGAACATTTTTCCTGTACTGCTATCCCAATCATTATTTCCGTCAATGCTTGTTAAACTAATTTGGTCTTGATCTTGTAAGTTAAATTCTGAAATTAAATCATACACATCTTTTTCTAACTGATGCTGATCGATATCAGAATTAACTATGTGTACAAATGGTTCGTCCATGCTACTATTTATAAGGACGTTGTTATTTCGATAGGTAGTTTTGAACCTGGCTGGCTTTGGATAATAGAGAACGGACAATTTGCTGGTATCATCACCGATTCATTTGTTTTAACTGAGAAAGGTGATTTTAAATTATATTTAAATTTCCAACCATTTCCTAAAACTTTAATGAAGCAAGTTATATTGAACTCACCATGATAATCGTTATCTAATACTAGCTCTTGTTCCACCAAGGAGTTTTGGTTTGTTGTATAGCCCATTTGTGTGTTTCTGTGTTATTTACAGTTTCTGTTTCGGTAACTTGTTTAGGTCGGCCATCTGGGCCCATCACTTCACCTTTGCCGATGTCTATTCTTGTTTTATGATTTCTAATTCGTTGTTCAAGTTCTCTAGTATACTCAGTGTTGCCTGTTTGTTCTGCTTGTTGATGTAATACTATTAACTTTTGTAACTGAGGACTATTATCATATGACTGTTGTGCCAGTTGATTATTAGCCCATCCTAAACTAAGTAGTAAGGCAATAGCCGCCAATCCTGCTCTAATTCTTCCAGTGCCTTCATCTAGTTGTACATCGTAAGTGGTTAATGCAACTGATTTAAATGCTTCTACTAGTTCGGGCTTCTCACTTTGTAACAAAGAAAATAGTTCGTATACATCTAGTTTCGAATCTTCATTAACTAGCACAGTTCTTAATAGTTTAGCAACTTTACGTTCGTTGTTAGTGTTACTCTTAGTAGTCACTTCTACTTTTTTAGTATTTCTAACTACGTCAAAGTTTTCTAAAAATCTATCTTTGCTTTTAAATGGTTCCATGTTATCTCTCTGAAAAGTTTCTTCACTGTATTCTGCCTCTCTGCGGTCAGATTCTTCGTCATCAATTTTGTATTGTAATGTTCTAATCAAATCATTAAACGGTTCTTCTAATTCGTATATCGCTGACTCCACATCGTTCTTTGCTTGGAATACAGCCTTCTCTAAGTACTCAAGTTCTTGTTTGAGTTCTTCGTTGTTTAATTCATCAGCAATCACACTAACCTTTGAGATAATCTCAATAGCTGTGTCGTCGTATTTGATGTTTTTGGTAGTTGCACGAGCTTGATCTCTCGCATATTCGGCCTTTTGAAGTAAGGCTTCGTCTTCGGGACTCTCTGATAAAACTACTATGTCTTTTAAGTTCATAGTAGTATTTATCAAAGAAGGCAAAAACTTATTTAGTTTCTTCCTTATATAATGTCCAGGCACCGTAGGCTAGTCCGCCCCATGCCGCAAACTTAATCAAAGGACTGGCTAATAATGCTAGTATGCTTACTGCAATAATAACTCCTCCGTCCCAAGATGTTCTTTCTGCTAGTCTCGATGTGAGCCAGCTTTTCGCTAATGTTAAATAATTCATGATTGCACTCCTTTATTATTTAATTGGTTTATGAATTGTCTTCTGTCTGTGTAAAAAATCTGCTAAACGTAATACTTTTCTCACCACGGCGCTCTATATTAAATCCAACTAAATCGCCAAGTTTTTGTAAAGCACTAGTGTTGATTTTGAATTCACCATCTAGGTAGAATTGGTCTTCTAACCATTCTTTAGTTCTGTTAATAGCCGTTGGAATCGATTGGGAACCAGTGACTACAAAAGGAGCCTCGTCTAAATTAATAGACGGGCCTTTCTTCTTAAGCTCTTTTTTCTTGTCTTTATGCGTTACAGGTCTATTGAACTTTTCAATATTCTTTGCAACAGGATTTCTAGAGCTATAAGGCTTTGGCTTTTGCGGCCTATTTCCTTCTCTAATTTTTTTAGACATAACTTTTGCACCCGGGTGTAGTTCTTGAAATCTATTTATGTAAAGATGTGTTTTATTTTTAGGTATTTCTGGTGATTGGGATATTGTTTTGCCATTGTTAGATACTGTGACTATCCATAGATCGTCAATACTTTCAACAGCGGCATCTTCCCCAACAAGTTTTCCCCTCATAGGGTGCTTCGATGAAGCACCTTTATTGGGTTTGACTATTTTTGGCTTTGGGCTGGAAGCCTTCGCCACATTAAGTTCTACAATTCTCATAGAGGACCGGTTTAGGCAATGTTACCTAAATCGCTGTTACTATTTTGAGCAGAGTTAATTGAACCGTAATCTGTTACTGATACGCTATCGCTTGCTAACACAATACTTATTGTACCTGTGCCTGCACTTGCAGTTCCTGGCGTAACTTTTAAAGATATAGCAGTTGAACTAGCATATTCATATTGGAACTGAGAATGATATTGACCTACTTTAAGTATGTCTGCGTCTCCGGCTCTAATAAATCTAGCAACGTTTGATGCATCACCTACTTCTATATAAGTAGCTGTATTGTTTGATGCTGTCCAAGCCGATGGAATATCAACTGTTACTGATATAATTCTTGATCCTGCACTTACTGTTGCAACGTTAGTTGTTCCGTTATCATATTCAAAGTCAACTGTAACGTGCTGAACTAAATCTGCCGCTACTGCGTCTAACTGTGCTTTGGTTATAGCTTCAGTGGATACTGTAGCATCAGCAATTTTTAATTTTTGTAAAGCTCCACCATTAGCGTAAAAGCCAATCTCACCTGAAGAACCGGTGATATACGATCCTTGCTTTCCTAATTCAACATTTGCATTTAAGCCTGCTAAATTATATTTTTTTACTGTAGCCATTTGTTATCCCCGGGTTATTGTAATTTGTTTTACTATAAACATATTTATCTAAATTAAGAGATTGACATTAATTTAATATGCTGTATAATATACTTTTTACGGAGAACACACACTATGAATTGGAATTACCGCGTAGTTAAGCATATTGTTGAGGACAGCAAGTGTTTTCAGATACATGAGGTGCATTATGATAAGGAAAATAACCCTGAGTCTATTGCTGAAGAAGGATGTGTACCGTTTGGCGACACCACTGAAGAACTTAGTCGTGCAATGATACATATGATGAGTGCATTAACTAAGCCTGTATTAGATGCTACATTATTTTCACCAGATCCTAGCCCATCTGCTACTATTAACGCAACTTTAGGAATGTTAAAGAAAAATGTTTAACAATAACGTTAAAAGAATAGGTTTTTGTTGTAAATATTTAGACGAGGATCAAACGCAGAAGCCAAAAGTCCTCAAAGAGATACAACAGAACTACACAGAGCGACAAACAACTGTCGCATGGTGCAATAGACAAGAACGGTCTGTTGCTGAGCAACGTCTATTAGATATAGTAGAGCACAATATGAAAAGTGCATATAACTTAGTAGATCATGTTAGCACACTACCTGCAGAACGTAGGATGGTGAGATTAGGAAGTAATCAAATTCCTATGGCAACACAGGAGGATTGGCGTTATGTATTTGAAGATAAAACGGTTCGTAAAGAGCTTGAACGTGGATTCAGAAGAATTGGCGATCATGCTCGTGAGCATGACGTTAAGCTCAGTTTTCATCCTGGCCAGTTTTGTGTGCTTGCTAGTGATCGCCCTGACGTAGTAGAAAGATCTATAGAAGAATTCGAGTATCATGCAAACATGGCACGTTGGATGGGCTATGGCAAAGAGTTCCAAGACTTTAAGATTAACGTACATATTTCAGGTAGAAAAGGATACCAAGGCATTATAGATGTATTGCCTAAGTTATCACAAGTTGCAAGAAATTGTATTACAATTGAGAACGATGAAATGTGTCATGGACTTGACCAGTCATTAAAATTAGAAAAACATGTGGCGTTAGTTTTAGATATACACCACCATTGGATTAGAGATGAAGAATACATACAAGCAGATGATGATAGAGTTAAAAGGGTTATTGATAGCTGGAGGGGTGTCCGTCCTACTCTTCATTACAGCTATAGTCGTGATCATAATTTACCTGGTGATGTGCCTTCTCATCTCGAGCTATATGACCTTAGAGAATTATTGGAACAAGGTTGTAAGAAGCAAAAGCTAAGAGCACACAGTGATTATTACCCAAATGAGCAAGCAAATGATTGGGCATTAAGTTTTTGGAATAAGTTTGATATACAATGCGAAGCAAAGGGTAAAAATTTAGCGAGCCAACAATTATATAATCGTTCATTAATTACGAATAAATAGTTGTAGAGGGCAAACTATGAAAAAGATAAAAAATACTAACTTTTATATACCAACTGGCGATACTTATTTAACAACTAAGCCAACATATAAGTTAGAAGAATTTGAGATGGCCAAACCACACTTTAAAAATAACAGCGTTGCAATAGATGTTGGAGCTCATGTAGGTTTTTGGACTAGTAGGCTTGCAGTAGAGTTTGACAGGGTTGTAGCAATAGAACCGTGTGAGGACTATATTAAATGCTTGAACGTGAACTGTCTTGAAAACGAACCTAAAATAGAGGTGCATGGCTTAGGATTAGGTGATGAACACAATGTAGTACTAGAACTAGACCGTGTAATATCAAATTCTACATTAACATCAACAGCAGACTGGATTTGTGATGAACAAACAACACAGTACACACTGGATGCAATGTTTGAGGACGAGCTGTTTGACGTAGCAATTGAAGATCCATTAAGTTTAGACTTTATTAAAATATCAGTTGAAGGGCACGAACTTGCTGTTCTCGAAGGCGCAGTTGAAACAATTAAGAAATGGAAGCCTACTATATTTATTGAAGTTAAACAAATGGAAGATGAAGATGTTGCAGAATTTATGACTGAGTTAGGTTATGAAATTGCAGAAGACGATTTAACATCATACGTTTGGGTGCATAGTGACAGTGAGTAAAAACTTTCTAGTTTTTAAAAATTATACTATTACGGACCACACTAAGTGGTACAACGACAGGAGCGACGAAGTTGATTTGGTTGCTAATTATGACGCTATGGAAAAAATTGCTACGGCTTCTGCACTTAGAAACGTAGAAAACCTAAACGAAATTAAAGTGTTTAGGGGAGAAGCTGATAACATCAGAGATGTATTTAAGAAAAACTTCTATGAGATTTATAAACTGTGGCAACAAGGTAATAATGTACTATATGCTGATCTAGATGTTTTGTTTACGCAACCTACTGATTACTTTGTTGATGATAATACATTCCGCATGTATAACTTAACAGATCCTACATCAGTTAAGTGCGATCATTACAATTTAGAATTCAATTACTATTTCAACTGTGGCATAAGATATTATCCTAAAGATATGAGCCAAGCAGTTTGGGACCTAGGCATAGAGATGGTTGAGAATTGGAATCCTGAGAGATGGGACTGCGAACAAATTATTTACAATGCAATGATGTGGAGCCAAGACATAGTACCAGATGATGTTTACAATTCATCACTGGCGTACCAAGTATTGCAAGATCCGAGGTCTTCCCAAGGTACATTAGTAAACAAAAGATTCAATCAGATAGATTTAAATCAATCGTGTGCGGTGCATGTTCATGGGAGTCGTGGTAGTAAAGATAGATTATCTTTGATGGCTGATCTGTCAAACAACAACATACCAACTGTTGAAGAGACTTTATTTTTGTAAAGTTTCGCGGCGCCGCAATACTTTAACTAAACGTGGACAGATATTGCAGTACTCTTTGTACTATGTAGCCTATTCTAAGAGGGAGGCGATATCATTTTTGTTAGACTGAATTAAGTCTGTCCATGCTAATATTTAAGAAAATAATCAATTTACACTACGAAATACCCTTTTTTTAGCCAATTTTACGGTTGACAGCTAATTAAAACAGTATATAATAGTACAAATAACAAAATTAGGATACTATATGTTAATTAACAAACCGATAAAAGACGGCACAATTATTACAGTTAAACTTAACAGCGGCGAAGAGCTAGTTGCCAGATTTGAGAGTGATGATGGTGATACACTTGATATTACTAAAGTAAGAACTGTGGCACACGGGCAAGAAGGTCTAGGAATTATCCCTTGGATGATGACATCTCAAAGTAACACAATTTCAATAAATAAATCTACAGTGGTTGCATATACAACAACAGATGACGAAGTAGCTAAGTCATATCAACAGAACACCACTGATATAAGACTGGTTTAAGTACTAGTCCAAAATAGAGGTTTAGCATGATGACTATATTTTTAAGAGTTTGTTACGCTGGTCTGGCTATTGCAATGATTGTTAGTCTGTTCGATAATAACAAAATAGAGCAACCAAAACTAACGATAGTAGCAGTTAAAGAAGTACAATTATTACCAGCAGAAAAAATCATAGACACAGAGCAAATGAATTGCCTTGCAACAAACATCTACCATGAAGCACGTGGTGAAACTATTAACGGAAAGTTTGCGGTAGGTAATGTTACATTAAATAGAGTTAAGAATAAAAACTTTCCAAATACTATATGCGGAGTAGTTTATCAAGCCGTTTATAGAGAGAACTGGAAGGGTGAGATGGTTCCAAGAAGGCACAAGTGCCAATTCAGTTGGTACTGCGATGGTAAAAGTGATGAAATTGTACTAACAACAGCAAGCGGCAAGATTATAAAACCTCATATGGATGCATGGGAAGAAAGTTTAAATGTTGCATCGTCTTTACTAAAGAATGATTTATTTGATAATACGTTTGAGGCAACACATTATTACAATGACAAGTTAGCAGATCCAAACTGGGCAAATGCGTATCAGAGAGTTGCATACATTGAAAATCATGTTTTTCATAAAATGGGAGACACTTACTAAAGGTTACAGGTGTAACTTTTTACCAACAAAGCGATAAATACATACTTAATACACACAAAAATGTAGGAGTAGGGTATGTATGAATATAATTGTAAAGTAGTAAAGATTGTTGATGGCGACACAGTAGACGTAGATATAGATTTAGGTTTTGGTGTTCAGTTATCAGATGAAAGAGTAAGAATCATGGGTATTGATACCCCAGAGTCAAGAACATCAGACAAGGTAGAAAAAGTATTTGGTTTAGCGGCTAAGTACAGACTACAAGCGTTGATGGGTGAGACATGTGTTCTTAAAACACAAATAAACAAAGACGGTGAAGACATGAAAGGCAAGTTTGGTAGAATACTAGGCGACTTTGATGTATATGATGCTAAAACTGATGCGTGGAGACCTGCAACAGACATGCTAGTTGAAGAAGGACATGCAGTAGCATACTTTGGTGGTAGCAAAGAAGAAGTTCAGATGAAGCACATGGCTAACAGAGAAAAGTTATTGCGTGAAGAAGTAGTTAGTAAAGCAGACTACGACGAAGCAGTAAAATTAATGGAAAGCGAATAATCAATAACCGAACAAGCCCAACCCAGTTGGGCTAGTTTATTAACCAAACAGAGACATGGCAACAAAAAGTAAAAAAAACGTAATAGTATATTTAATCCCAGAAGGTGAGAAAAGAGATTCGCACACTTATCATTACACCGCAGTTAAAACTAAAACACTTGTTCAAGAAAATAGAAAGTTAAGGTTTAAGAAATATAATCCAGCAAAAAGAATTCATGAATGGTTTATAGAAACAAAACTGCCTAAGCA